CCTTTAAATTGTTAGTTATACTTAATCCCAATCATCATTATTTTCAGGTGGTCCTGAATCATTTGAACTTGGTGTATCCCAACTATCTGAGTTCATCTTAGGTTTTACATATTCATTGATGTATTTTTCAATTCTATATGTTTGAGATTCTTTAAGGTCTTTAATATCTTCTTCAGTCCATTCTTCTGCTACATTTATCATTGGTTGTGCAACACAAACATTATCAGATATATCTGTATAACCTTTAGCATTCTTAAAGAAATATACTTGAAGTTTTTTACCTATAAGATTTTTAGGATTATCATCAATATCAACTACATCTCCTTCAGCTTCAACAAATCCTGCACCTGCATACCTAAATATACTTAAGACACAAAACTCTTCATTAGTTGCTTTAACAAACTTTTGATGAGCTCTTAGTTTAATCTTCTCATCATATTCTTCAAAGTTAATATCAATATATTTAGTACCACCACCATCATATCTACCTCTGGTTGCATTACTTATTGTTACTGTTTTCCAGCCTTCAGATAAATCTCCAAAGCTTGTTTGTCTTTTTAATGTTAGTTTTGCCATTATTTAGCTTCCTTATTTATTGTTTTTAAACTATATGTTTTGCCAGCTCCTGGGCTACCGATAACTAGTATCTTAGCTCCATCCCAGCCTTTTTCTTCTACAGCATTAAACACAAGTTGATAATCTTGTGGAATCTCAGGATCTAATAACTGAGTTCTGTCTTTAGCATTATCATACTTCTCTGTTCTTGCTGTTCGCCATAGATATTCTGTCTCACCTTTTAGATTTGTCTTAGCTTTACAATAGAAAACAAAGTCAAACCATTTAGATATATCTTCTTTACTACTACCATCTATATATGGTACTAACTTACTTCCACCATCATCCATATGCTGTATTTTTGAATGACAATTACATATAAGTATACCAGGTAGAGTAGTAAGCATATCCATAAGTTTATCTATAGTATTTTTAAGCTTACCCCAGTCTTTCATTTGCATCATGCCTTCTTGGTTTATTAAGCTTCTTTGATACTTTTTAGATAACTCTGATACAGTATCTATAACAATTCCATCTATACGAGTATTTGATTTAGGAACTACTTTTCTTGTAGTTTGTTTGACTTCAAGATCTCCAATCTTAACTCTGCTCTCTACTTTTTTAGGAGCATAGAGTTGCTTGATTATATCTTGAAACTCACCAAATGTTGAAGGTTCTAATTCAGGAAATCCAAACAATTTGTTTATATCCTTATTAGAGCCAATAGTTTGGCTACCATGTTCTAAATCAAAGTACAATATATTTTTCATACTTCTCCTGTTTTGTTTAAGGTTTAAATAATGGAGAGCAGGCAGCGTCTCTTGTATTCATATGAATAAAGAACAATAATTAAGAAAAGAAGTGAATACTACACCACCTGCTAACCACTATAATTTACTACTATTTAGGCTGAATTACAACCTCATTTAGTTCTTCAAGTAAAGGTTTTTAACCTCCTTTTGTTATTTGTCTAATATTTTCTTTAAGATTATTTAATTCGCTATACACATCATCTAATAAACCTTCCATTTGATCTGCATTGCATTCCATATCACCTACTGTACAGTCTACATCTGTAGCTTGTAAAGCAACATCTTTTCTTATTTTAATTATCTCCTTCATTTCTGCTGTATAATCATCAAGTTTTAAGTGTTCAGCAGCTATCTCTACATGCTTTTGATTTAACTCTCTTGCAAGTTTTTCAAGCTGCTCAACTACTTCTATTACTCTCTTCCATGAAGCATCTACTTCTCTCATACTATCCTTTCTATTTAAATATTATATCATGCTTTTTTTTCGACTGAACTCAGTGACTCACATTGTAATTCTGTTACTAATTCAGGGTGATTAATCAAATTACTGCTATTAACCTTTATTAGCTTGACAGTAGAGTTTCCTGGAATAAACTTAGTCAAGATTCTCAGGACTTGGAACAGTCTATCTTGATACATGTATATAATATTATCCTTCCCA